ATTCTTTTCCGCGTTGAATTGATTGAGGATTTCTGCCCGGCCGAGCGGTTGGCTCGATTCAGCGGGAACCGCCACTGCGCCAGCAGCGTCGGCCTTGGCTTTTTCCAAAGTGGTCACGGCCTTCTCGTCGGCCTTTTCTTCAGTCTTTGCGCTCATCTCTTTTTTCGCCATATCTTCAGCGGGCATTTCAGGAGCTTCGGTCACGTCCTGAGTTGCGTCCGCTTTCATAAGAGCGAGCAGTTCTGCAAGCATCCCGGCGATGTCGGTCAAAGTAGGTTCTGCCATTTTTTCCGCAGGTTTGTCGGCAGGCACTTCAGCCAGTTCGGCTTTTGGTGCTTCGACAACTGCGGGAGTTTCGACGGCAGGAGCTTCGGGTGCGGGAGCTGCCACGACGGCAGGTTCGCTAAGCTCTTTTTTGACTTCGACAGGTGCTTCGTTCATTTGAAGTTTTTTCATGTCAACTGCTGAGAAAGCAGAAAACATACCTGCAGGGTTGGCGGCAGGTTCGGAAACGATCGAGCAATCGTAGATCTCGGTTACCCGTGCAAAGCGATTCCCAGCAACTTCCTCGGGTACGCCGCTAAAGGTAAGCGACATTCCAAACCCTTCTGGAAGCACTTGTGCCAGGTGTTGAACGAACTGTGCCTCGTTGGTATTGAACAGAGTCAGATCTCCCATAAGCCGGTCGCCTTCAATCCTGAATCCGTCGATATATCCAAGGATTCCAGTAACGGGTGCACCGTGGCCCATGGTGACTTTGATCCGCTTCATGGATTGCGCTACGGCCAGCGCCTGCTCTAACGACTTTTCGTCGATTAAAAGGTTATGCCCACGGGCTTCCCCGATGGTGAGAATTGATACGTTTTTGAGTTTGTTGGCCATGCTGGCCAACAGGTGTCAAATTAGTTCCGGCTAAAAATCGGTCTTTGAGAAGCAGGGTTTGTAGGTTCTGGAAAAATGGGGTTGTAGACAGGCTGCCCAGGCTCGGGTGGTGTGTGCATGTCTTGGATTGCTTTGTTAATGGCATAAGCCAAATGTGTGGCTTGTTCGGCATTCTTCATAAACAGCATTTGATTGTTTAGTCCGCCAAACTTTAACTCAACATAAGGGCGGCAAGATCCTTGAATGATTTTCCACAGGATAGCAATAGACATGCAGGCAATCGTCACGCCCATAACGGGACTATTTTTGCACAGCACAACTCCAAATAAGATTCCAAATGCACTAAGAAAACACCACATAATGCTACCAAACGCCATGTTCTCGCGGCCGTGGGCAGTTCCGACGATCGACGCCAGATTGTAAGTTTGATTATATGGATGGCCCACGTTAATCATTCGATCTATTACATTGATCGATCCGTCGTCATAGTAAACCGAGCTCGTTTCGGGTGAGATATCGTCCACGCCCTAATCGTATGGGCGGACGGTGTGCGTACAACTACTTTTTTCTAGTAGTTTTTGGTTTCTTATCTTGTAATCCGACTGCCTTGGCGACCATATCTAGCTCTTTAGAGGATAGGTTAAAGTCTGGATCGTCTTTCATCGTGAAAGCTTCAGTTTTTAATTTAGGTGATAAATCTGTTTTTGAATTAAAGCGAAGCTTACACGCCACCTGCCTTTTGTCCTGATCGGGATATTCCTTGATCATGCTTGTTTCTGTCATGCAACGATCCATAAAAGTTTCTTCGTTTTCGCCAATCTTAGGATCAGGCATGTTTAGTTTTACAACCGCAGACAACTCCGCATCTGGCCCTGCGTTTGGATCTTTCTCAGGATTGACGGGAGTTGGTTCGTCGATTGGGAGTGCCTCTTTGACTACTTCCACCGGGGCCGCCACGTCACTCTGTGGAGTCACTGTTCCAATAGAAGCAATGAATTCCCGCTCCTTCGCAATCTGTCTTACCTGCTCTTCCCAATCTTGGCCTAGCTCCCCATAGTAGTCCTGTAGGCTAGACAGGCCCGCCTTGTAATCCTCGCGTGCCTGCATGGCCTCGCGGGAAGCGTCCACGGTTAGCGACTTGGGTGTCTGCCACGTAACCTTGGCATAATCTTCGGCCGGCGGTAGGTCGCCGTTGGCAATCGCTCCGCCGATAAAGAATCTCCACGCACGATTACAGAATCTGTCAATGAGTAAGCGTTGGCGCTGTTCAAATCTGCGCTGCGCCTTTGCTACAATAAACCGCATGCCTGCCCCGCCTACACTGGCTGGATCATAAACGAATTCAACGGGCAGGCCGAGGCCCATCGCCACATCACGAATTAGGAACTTGGCGAACGGCTCAAAGCCTGCGTGCGGGCGGTTAGGCCCAATCATCTCAATCTTTTCTCCAGGTGAAAGGCGTGGGATGGTAGCAGACGAGGTGATCTCCTCGCGGGCGATGGTGCTTTCTCCGCTGTCCTGCGCTTGCACTGTCCCAAAGAATCCACCCTGCCCGGCCAGCTCGTCGCCTTGGTCAGTGGTAATCACGGCCGCAATCGATCCCTGTAATTTCAATGCGTCCTTCTCAAACTCGCCGAGCATCTTTAAATCGCGGACATGATTAAGAGCGCGAGCTAGTGCAGAGCCGCCACGGATCTGATCGGGCCGTTCCATTTCCATTAAATGAATGACGGTATCGGAAGTTAGTTTTCTGTAGAGCTCGCCTGTTTGAACGAGGTATGCAGTAGGCTCTCCAAGCTTCCCAAGGAATACGCCGTCTGCTGTTCCGTAATCGTCGCCCTCGCAAACGCGGTGGCCTTCGACAACTTGTAGCTTCCCCTTCTCAGTCATTACAACAAATACGTCACCATCCACGTCGATCGATCGTGAAAGCGATAGCAGTAAATCTGTCCACGTCATGCGTCCTGTAACTTCGGGCGAAGGCACTACCACATCGCGCCAGTATTCCTCACACAGCCTGCCGAAATCTTGGTCTGCCCCACGATACTGCGGCCGGAGTCCCGGCCCGATCGAATAGGTGGCAATCGAATCTACCGCTCCTTTAATCAGCCCCACGTTGCGATACATGTGCCGAGCGAGCTTGAGCAGTTCAACCCGTGTCGCTTCGTTTAGATCCAGCTTTGAATCACGGGCATGTGCTCCGTAAATGACGGGCCGTTTGCGGGAAAAGCCTGCGCCCTCGTAAGGTTGAAACGTGCTGATGCCTGCACCGAATCCAGCGCCGAACGCTTTAATCCCTGCGCCCATCCGAGCCACGAGTGAAAGTTTCTGCGCCATAATCAGCTATCCAGAATGTAAGAAAATGAGGCGCTGGTGCGTGTGACCTGTACGCCGTTTAGGTAATCAATGGCGGCCTGAAATAGCTCAACTCGTTCAGTGGGTTTTAAGTCAATCTGAAAGCTGGCGGATTGCCCGCCTGCTGAAGATCCCACAAGCGCACGGCCTGATGCTGCGCCCGTCATTGCCGCGTTGCGGTCAGTGGCAAGGTTGGTCAGGGCGCTTGCGGTAACTCCGGAGGCTTGTGCCAGGTAGTTCGTCGCAACTGCCCGCGTGAGTCTGCGGGAAATAGCCATCACGTCGCCACGGGTGTCAACGATTCCTCTTCAAGTGAAGCGGTCGGCCTAATCACTTTTCCGTAGACGGCAAAGCCAGCCAGATAAGTTTCGCAATCGTACAAGTGATCCTGCCTGCTTTTGATCCGTATCCATTCATAGTGATCGCGCCCTGTCTTGCGGTTAATCCGATGCACCTTTTTGTGGCTGCTCATGTGCTCGCGATAGTCCGGGCTTACATCGTGTGCAATTTCCCAGCGTGGCCCCTGCCCTCGCCGCAACCATGCCAGTAAGTCCTGACAGGCTGGCGAGCTGAGTAGCAGAAGCATGCAGCCTGCGTCGGTGGGTTGTTCGGCCGAGTGTACTGACTTCATCCGACCGCGTGGCGTTTCGATCCAATAAGCAGGACGCTCTTCGCCCTTTAATGCAGTCCACTTGTAGCGGGCGCAGATTCGGTAGGAGTCTTGCGTCTCGTATCCGCTATCCATCGCCGTGTGCTTTGGTTGAACGCCTAGTGCGTGCAGGTGTTGCGCCACGTCCTCGATCGTTCGTGCCCGGCCTTCATCAATCAGCCTGCTCGTTCCATCCCTAGCAAACGCTCTCACCACAAACCAGTACTCGTCGATCTGTCTGTCTATGGCCGCCAGTTTGATATGTTCCGTTTCCCAATCCTGCTTTTTCGCAAACGCACCGGCCGGGATGTCGATTGTTTTGTCGTCGTCAAACTGATCTTCCCAAGGCATCGCACTCCATCCGTTAACGAATCCTTGCAAGCCGTGCAGATAATGCTTTTGAGTGAGGAACTGTTTGGCGCAATCGGCGAAGGTGACGGTGGGCGAATACCAGCTTGGTAGTCGCATGCTGCGCCTTCCGCGTTCTGCGTTTGGATTTGCTGCCACCCACTTGCCCTGCTCAACGGCTGATCGCCTGTGGCCCTCAGTCCACGGCTCGTTGCACTTCGTGCAATGGTAGGCGGCCGTCTCACCCACTTTTTGTAAGTCCCATTTGCCGTCAGGATTGCGTGCGCTATCTGCCCAACGCACTTGCCCGAACTCCATCGCTTGCATTTCACCGCAAGCATGGCAAGGGACGTGGAAAGTTTCCTGCGTTCCTGCCTGATAGTTTTGCCATATATCGCCCGTGCTTAACGTCGGCGTGCTAGTCAGCACGTGCTTGCGGTTGGGGAAAGCCTTTGTCCGTTCCAGCGCCAGATTGTAAGCGGCCGCCTCGCGTTCGGTCGGTGGCGCAAACTTGTCCAGCTCGTCCAGTACCGCAATGCAGATCGGC